TTACCGCCAATGAAAGTGAGTTTGATAGTGTATTTTGACCAATTATAACCTTTTCAATAGATGATGAATTGGCCTGTATCATTTCAATATTTTTTCTTTGAGCGTCATCACCTGTTAGTTGCAATTCACTACCAGCACCTTGTACTCTTTTTAGAACTTCAGTAATTTGGTCTGTAGTAAATTTACCAATATCTTTACCTTCTATCGTTATTGTACCTCCTTTACCTATTTGTGCAAATGAAGCTAATACTTCTTTTTGTTCGGGAGCCAATGATTTTAATGAACTTGTAAAATCTAATTGTCTTAGTATTTCTTCTTGTTTTGCTAGTTTTGTCGCGTTTTCTATAATATTTTTTGAATCGGTTCCGAAGGCACTTGCAACTTGTTTTATTCTTAGTCTTTCGTTAACACCAATTTCAAACTGACCTGTTTCTTTGTTAAATGTGGCCAATCCTTTAGTTGCACCCATTAATTTATCATTTAATCCCGCCAAATCATTTTGAGCCAAATATAAAAGTTCCATTGGGTCACCTAAAGACGCAAAAGAACCTCCTAGTGTTTGTAATTTTGCCGCCACATCAAGTGCTTCTTCAGGACTACCCATTATCTTATCCGCAAATCCAGCAGCCATTTCTATGTTACCACCCAATAGTTTAGATTTGGCAACCATCTCTCCTAAATCTTTAACACCATTTGGAAATCCGTATTGATTAATTTTTGATAATTGTCCTGCAACATTAGACATGAATTGACTAACATTTAATCCATAACTTTTTGCCTGATTAACCAATTGCATTTGTTGTGTAGTTGCTTCATCAAATGTACCTCCAATTGTATCAAATAATTTTGTAAAACTTTTTATAGAATCGTCAGCAACCCCAACTTGTTTTAACAATTGCATGTTGAATAAGGCAGTTTCAGAAAACGATACTGTTCTACCTAATTCATTTGACATTGATTTAAATAACGTAATTACGTCATCCGCACTGCCACCAATTTTTATTATTTTTTCGGCAACATTTGCAAACCCAACTTCAAGGTTTTGGGCAAATAAAACACTTTGACCTAAATTTCTCGATGCTTTTATTAAACCATCGTCAAATAATGAAACTTGGTCAACAACTTCTGTTGCCGATTTTTTAATTAAATCAAATGTACTTTTAACACCTTCACCAACACCTTTAATTTCCGTTAAAGATTGATTCATTTGGCTTAATAATCCAACGGTTTCTTTAGTCTTACTTGGGTCTATTCCGTCTTTTTGCATATTAATAAATAGAACTTAACCATATTTTTTATTCATTGATTGAGTCGTGTCTTTCAAGAATCTTACCCAAGAAATATTTTCTTTGATATGTTGGCATGATTAAAATATCGGAATAAGAAAATCCGTCTTTAATTAAATAATAAATTTCGTCTAATAAATTTTTACTGAATTGCGAAGAAAGGCCGAAAAAACTCCACCCCAAAATTGATGTTAACATCAATTAGTTCTCCAGACGGGGTTTGAATTTTTTTGGTTAAATCTAATCTTGGTTCCACATCTCTTAAAAATTTTCTAATAAATTTTGAATCAGAAATTGGCATTGTCATTATATAAGTTGAAATGTCTCCTCTGTCTGTAGAACCATTTATTGAAATAATTTGTTGTTCTAATTTTCTTGTAACAACTGGTTTAGTCATGGCATTTGGATATTGATTAATTTCTTTATCTAATGCAGCGTCTTCACCAAATGTTAAAATTTTTAATTGAACAACATCATTTGATGTTGGTAGTTTAACCGTAAAAAATCCGCTTTCATCGGGTTTTTGTTCAACCTGTTTTATATTTAATTCACTTAAATCTAATGAAGATTCAAATCTTTTACCTGTTTGTGGGTCAATAGATGTAATTTCATATTTAGTACCAAACGCGGTGTTTCTTAAAAATATCAATACCGCTTCAACATCACCAACCAACATGTCGTCAATTTTTAAATCAGGTTCGTATATTTTTGTTCTGATTAATTGTGTCATCAAATCAGCACCTTGTAAGTTATTTGACATCAATAAATTTTCATCTTGTGCCGTCAAATAACCAACCTTAATTGATTTCTTTTTGTTTTTATAAAAAAGCCCTTGTGAAGGTAATGGTACCACATCATGTGGTAAGTTAAAATTCATTTGTCCGTATTCTTTCTCGTTTGTCATAAAAAAAGCCAGGATTATCCCTGGCTTTAAATATAATTAAAATATATTTTTTGTAAATATTAGTAAACCAAAATACAACGGTCAGGTCTCATAGAAACTTGTATTTTCTGTAAACCGTCTTGTCCATAATCCAATCCTTGGAAATCTGCTTTGGTTAAGAAACAACCTTGCATTATCCATTTCTCAACCGCAACTCCTGTCGGGTCTAACATTTCTAATGTGATGTCTTTTTTATACCCCGCAGCATATCCCATACGACCTGTAACTGATTCAGCGTGTAAACGTACCCATTCCATCAATGCCTGTGCTGCTGATGGTCCAATAGGGTCACGGAATGTAACATTAATTTCACCCCATTCAAATTGACCCGCAACATATGTTTTTGTGTTCAAAAATGGTATTTCTGTTGATTTTATTGTTATACTTGGACGTGCTGTTGATTCAACATACCAAGAATTAATACCCAAAGAAGATGGAAACGTAAGAATAAATCGATTGATTCGTTTCGGTTCGTATGGGTCGGGCATTTTCATTAATAAATCAGCCATATCTTATTTCTATTATTTTTTATTTTATTTTAGTTTATTTTTCTTATAAATATTGACTATTTGGTTTTTTTCGTCATATATTTCCTAGGCGTTCTAGTTTATTAGTTAATTATTTATTTAATATCTAGTTTTTATATTAGATTTAGTTAAATATGTTTGTACTGGGCTTTCTTTACCAAATTCTTTAGCTAAGAACTCCTTAACTTTTTCTATGTTTTTTAAGTCGTCGTCAGAAAACCCTATTTTTGGTATCACAAAATTATTGGACACGTCATTTTTGAACAATACTTTCCCACCCAAATCCATTGACAACTTTTTTACATATGAAATAAAATCCCTCAAAGCAACGATTTTCCCTTCTTCAGGATTTGCTTCAGCTCCTGTACCAAATGAAACAGGATGGAATTTACACATATCCAAATATTCTTTTATTAATGTTTCGTCATCTTTAATATCTTCACCTGATAATTCTCTATAGTCTTTAAGTGATTGAACTAATTTTTCTTGGTCCAAACCACCAATATCGTTTTTAATTAAACGGTACACCGCTTCTTTTAGAATCTCAGGGTTGTGACCCCTTGCGGTGATTATTGCAAAAATTGACCCTCCATTGATACACTCAACAAAATCGTTCCATGATGGACCAAAACTTGCCACCAATACATCTTCCAAAAATTGTTGTTCACCTTCACCTCTGAAGTTTCTGAAAGGATTTGATGCGTAACCAACTACGTTTTTACCGTTATATACAAAAGGTTCTTTACCTAATTGATGTCTATATTCGGCAAAATCTTCAGTAGAAATACCTAATTCATTACCTTCATTATCTACCACCATAATCTTTGTTGGCATGTTCATTACATTATCATCCCAATCAAAAGCATAGTATTTGTTGTCAGGTAACTTTTCAGGGTCTAAACCTTCATAAATACGTAATAAATTTTTTCTAACAATTTTTTCTAAAATCATTTTTTACCAATAAGTTTTTGAATAATTCTTTCTAATTGTGATTCTGTAACTATTACAGATTGTGGTTTGTCAGAATAAGTTTTTTTACCGTCTGTTTTTACATTAACGTTTTCAAACAATGTTTTTTTTGTGAATTTCATATTTCTTTTATTTTAAATAGTGGGGGTAAGAATTTTCCTACCCCCATTTTATTTATTATATGTTTTCAAATGAAGCTCCTGATGGTGTAATCAAGAATTCAATATCGATGAATTCAAGAGCTTTTGTTGGTTTAAGGTAGATTTTACCTGTCATTTGGTTTCTATCTAAATCTTCAGGTGTGTTTGTAACAACAACTCTAAAGTCAATTAAACCTCTATCTCTTCTAATTGAATCTAATATTGGGTTAACAGAATCCAAGAAATCTTGTCTTACTTTATCATCGTTTTGTTCAAACAACAATCTAACCGCAACTGCTGAAATTAACTTACGAGCTTGTAACAACAATCTTCTAACGTTAATTCTATCAAGTGCTGATTCAGCGATTTGAGTTGTCTTGTTACCCCAAATAACTGTTCCAACATCAGAGAATGTTGCAATTGGGTTAATATGACCTTGATAAAGTACATCTCTATCTTCTTGAGTTAGTTTCTTTCTTGCTTTAATTGAATTCACTAAACCTCTTGTGTAACCCGCAGATGCGAACCAAGGGAATGCTATGTTGTCAGTTAAAGCCAAGTTTCTACAAACTTCCGCAGTTGGTGGAAGGTAAATTTGTGTGTTGTTTACTGTATCCCTTGTTAATACCCAAGGATAATATGTACAAGTATAGTTAGAATCTATTCCAGTATTTTCCAAATTATCTACCGCTTCTTGTGGGAAGTATGCGTCGTTTACATTTGTACTCGTAGGAACAAACATGTTGTAGTCAGGACATGTCATAATGTACAATGAATCCGCTCTTTCATTTTCAATCATATCAATAGCATCTTCTACAAGATTTGAGTTTGATACGAAATCAATACCTGGAGTTACAAATATGTTAATGTTAACCGCTTGTGGGTTTGCGAATGTCTGTTGACCTAACAAGTATGCGTAATAATCAGTGTTCGCCCAATCAGTTGAGTTTCCTTGAACTGTTATTTTCTTGAACGCCCCCCAACCTGTAGCGGTAGGGAATTGTGATGTTGGTGCGAAACCTCTTAAGAAACCTGAACCACCAACAATAAAGTTATCACCGTTTGTTCTGTATTCTCTGTAGATATCCCAACCATCAAAACCACCAGCAGGAACCAAAGTGAATTTTCTACCACTAAGTCTATAATATGGACTTGTTGGGTCTGTTGGTTCTGAAGTAAACGGATAGTTACCAACTTCAAATGCTGAAGTACCTGAAGTACTATATGTGTTAGGTATTGTAACAACAGTTGCTCCTGAGTCTAAATGGTAACCTTTTGACAAATATGCCCAAGGATTTGAACTTGTTGCAGTTGCCAAATCATTAGGATTTTGTTTACCTTTGTAATCAAAATATGTTTGGTCGATACCAACAGTATTGGATATACCTAAGTATGTTCTGTTTATCTTATCTCCTGAACTTACTTGTTGTGAACCAAATGGTGGATAGAATGTTGGTTCTCCTGTAGTTTCATATTGTGTTTTATATATTGGGAATGGTGAATTTACACCGCTATATGTTCTTAATGGGTAACCTCTAAATCCACAAGGTAATGCGTCTACAGGTGCTTCAGGATTTAATTCTAACATTACATATTTAGAACGAACCTGATATTCACCATCACTAGTTCCTATTTTAACACCAATGAAACTATTGTTAGCTGGGTTCATAGAACAATTTGTAAACTTTTCTAAGAAAACAGGATTTTGGTCTGTATCATCAAAACTTCTAATTCCAACATCAAACGTACCGTTATTAAAAGAAACATTCAAAATTGAAATTTTTATTTCAGCGTTTGCTGCGTTACCGTCAGAAATTGATATAAATTTAAATAAGTCGTAAACTGTGTTACCACGTAATTCGGAAACAAGATATGGTGTTTCAGGTGTTTGATATTGTTCTAAATACCAACCAATTGATGTGTTTGTTGAATTGTCATCTTGAGCCGATGGTAAATCAACTAAAGAACTACCAATACCTCTAACATAACCCATTTTGTATCCATAGTTTAACATACTACTATATTCTTCTTCAACAAATAAAGGAACATCAGTTCTATTTTTTCCGAAGTTAGATAATCCAAATACTTTTGAAACATAATTTGTATCTGTCTCATCAAGTGATGTTTTAAAGTTAAATGTTTCACCTTCATATGTTATACCTGAAATTGCAAATGCCCCATAAGGTGTTTTTGTTGTTCCTGAATAAACACCTGACAAATCAATAATTACATCTGTTGAACCTGTAACTTGATAATCAGGATTTGTTGAGTCACTATAAGGTGAAATACCTCTTGAACGTAAAGTTGCTAAAACAACATTATTCCAATCTGTAAATGCGGTACCAACTTGTGTACTTGCGGATATTGTAACTGAACCTGAAAATTGTCCTACAGTACCAAAAGCACTACCCGATAACGAACCAACCGCAACACTGAATGAATAACCACTGTAGTTATTACCTGTTGTTGGGTCAAACTGTGAATAATACCAAAAATCATTGTTTCTACTTGAATATGAAGTATTAGCATCTTTCATTGATGGTACATTCCATACGTTAGTTAAACCTGTATATCCAGCACCTGTTAAGGTATTATATGTTGTATCATCCAAAGTACCAAACACATAAGCTGAAGTTCCACTTGTTGATTGACTACTCATTACTGATTTAACAAAAGTGTTAATCTGTGATTGAATTGTAGTTGTAGAACCACCCGATAATGTTTGAGCGTCATTTAAGTCATTATTAAATATTGCTGAAGAGAACGAACCAAATGATACTGCAGTTGTACCTGTACTTCCTGTAAATGTAACAGTAACAGGAGATACAGTACTATCTTGTTCAACAGTAGCTCCATTTACGTTAGCAACTGAAATAATTGACCAAGACGGACCCGCATCATAACCCGACAAACCTAACACTCTTGTTACAAACAACTGATTTGATTGTTGTAAATAAGATTTAGCGATATAAGCCGCTTCGTATTTTGGAATTTGAGTGTTAACAAATTTTTCAGGTAATGTTCCTCCAAACACTGCTTGGAACTCATCAAAATTTGTTATGAATATAGGTTCGAAAGCGGGACCTTTTAATGTTTCTCCCACAATACCTAATGTAGTAACACCTACGCTTTGTGCTACAAATGATAAATCACGTTCTGAAGTGTATACTCCAGGTGAAACGAATACTTTATTGGATGTTGCCATTACTAATTATTTTTTTCTTTTTAAGGTTTTATTTTTATACATAAATATTGTTGATTTTTTCAAAAATCTTATTATACCGCTTATATTTATAATATGGTATGAATAAATTCTGCCTTTTTTCTGCTTTATGAAAAAAA